GTCCCTGGCGGGACTGCCGTAAACGTGAGATCGTTGTTATCGCCATCTAGCGCCGTTGTCAATGTGGCTTTTTTCTGAGTTTCCTTGTAGAAACTCGCTGCGTAGCCCGCAAGGGCGGCGGAGGTCATCTTTCAGGCCTCCGATCACACCGAATCGAAGTCGTCGGTTATGACGCCGGTGGGCTGGAACGTGAACTTCAGGTTTACTTTGTCTCCCTGGCTTGCGGAGACAGGCATCGATTTCACCCAACCGTCGCAGTACCGGCCATATCCATTGTTGCTGCCGGCGTCGTCCCAATTGACTCTGAGGGCTATCTTCGTCTTCGCGGCGAAGTATCCCGCTAGGGCCGTCTGGCCGCTGGTGTCGCCCTTCAGGTAGTTGCAGGACACAGTCACTGCCCCGCCGTCGTTCGCAGGGAGGTATTCCTTATGCCCGTCGGAGTCACGGCTGGTGACCTCCACCATGTCGAGATCCCACTGGAAATCCGCATCCAAAACCTCACCGATCTTAGCTGATGCGGTTTTCCCGGTCCCAGCGGCGCCGATATACACCGACCCCGCCCAAACAATCGCTGCTGTCGTCATTTCTTTGTCACCTGACTACTCAAATTTTCTTTATGACTTCAAAGTCACAATACCATTTCACAATCCCAGAATCGCTTTCAAGCGACATCTGAGCCGGAGGATGCAGAGCCCGGCAAAGCGGGTACCACGTGCCGCTCAGGGTCCCGTTCGTCTTCGTGAGCGTGGCCCGGATGGCATGGCACAACGTCGCCGCCGTCTGCTGGTTTTCGTTTCTCACCTGGACCTGGAATCTTGGGTATTCGTAGCCCAGGAGGTCGTCGGGCTTACCGCCGTACACCTTCAACATCACGCAATTAACCGGACTGTTTGGGAGGTAGCCGTATGTCAGGTTGGCCGTGGTGCAGTGGCCCGCCGCTATCAGAACCGCCCCGATGTCGGTTATCACGCTCATCTCAAAGCCTCGGAACTATCCAACCATAGCCCATCAGGAGAACGAGGAGACCGAAGCCACCGGCCAAGGCGCTTCTCCAGTTCTCCAAGGCTCCAATCCGATGGTCGGTAGATTTCTGCCAAGCGCACTGAGTATCAAACTTCTTTCGGATATAGGATATGTTCTCTTCCATCCTGATTATCCGATCGTGGTCTTCGTCGCCCACTACCGCCACCTCTTTATATTATTTCGATCCAATCCCGTCTTGCGGGCTCTGCGAGATCCCCTCTCAAACATGGTCTCGCACCCCGCTTATGCTGACACCGTCCCCGCTGTGGCTCGCCCGGCGAAGTAGTATCCGTAGCTCATCAGCGTGAGGTCGGTGAACGTCTTCGTGATCGAGTCGGGAACCGTCACTCCCCCGAATGGGAGGACAGCGAACCCGACGAGTGCCCCGGTGGATATCAGAGTGAGGATCAGCCGGGTACTGACCGCCATCTCCTCATCTCCTCCCGAGCTTGATCGCCGTGCTTTCGGCTGCCTTCATCTTCGCGTCCTGGTGGTCTACCTCGGACTGGCCGAACTTCGCCAGAGCTTCTTCTCGGGTGTAGATCTGGCCGTTGTATCCGATATATCGGACCTCGCCGTTCCTCATCTTCGTGTAGCCTGCGAGGAGGTTCTTCTCGGGGCCTTCGAAGGGGATACATCCCAAGCCGCCGTCCTCGGTCTCGATGATCGTCAATGACCCGCCGCATCCGGGGCAGGCCACGGTTCCAATTACTTCATTTGTCAATTTGTCACCTCAAAACATCTCCGATAGCCGCGCCGATGTTTTTGATAGCGCTGTCGGAGCTTTCACTAAATTCATTCTCCAGAAACTTAGCCTCGCCTTCGTCGTGGTGGAGGGATGTGTCTTCGTGTTGCCGGACGGCGTAAGGCGTCGAAAAGCTGATAGTCGATCCCATAGCAACGTCGTCAACGTGGCCCGATCCTCGGAGAGGCCCCTCGTCAATCGGAGTCCGGGGGATCGTCCGGGTGAGGATGCCCTCGGCTTCGTGGTGGCAAGCCTTGCGCCCGGCCACGAGTGCAGCGGCGGAGAGGGCTTTGCCCTTCCAGGTGACTTTGACGTTGCCGCTCAGAGCCACCCCTCCCAGAAGGTATCCGAGCCGTCGAAATCCGGCATATGGCTTATCTTCTGAATCTCCCGGGTCTCGCCTCCATAGATTATCTCGTCGCCCTCCCGGAGCTCGACATCAGCGAAGATATGGGCCTCCGAGGTCCAAGTCTCGCCCTCGGTGTTTCGAAATAGCTTCGAGAGCTTTTCGAATCGACAGCTAATCGATGAAGTCGAATATGTGTAGTTACCCCACGAATCCGGGCCCGTAGCTATCCTCCTCAGCGTTGCGGTCTGTTTCAGGAAGGGGCTCATCAGGCTCATATCACCCTCACATCCCGCGCCAGGTAGCGCTCCAGAAGTCGCCACGCCCGCTTTGAGTAGAACCCCTCTCTCGAATCTGATGTAGAAGAGCCCCGGAACTCGTACTGAAGCCCCGTCCCGGAGATCCGGACGGACTTCACACCGTGCTCTTGAAGGTCGTCCACCTCGTCGTAATCGCTGGATGCGGTCGCGGCGAGGATCGCCACCGCTTCGAGACAGATCGCGTCTTTGATCGCCTGGGGGATCACGTAGGCGTCGGCGTCCTCGTCGTAGTCGTAGGCCCCGAGCTGATCCACCCGAGGGAAAAGTTCCTCCTGGCCTTCCTCTACCGTCTCGTACCTCTGGCCTACAAAGGCCAGGCTTTCGAGCTTCTCGACGGCCCGGTCTAAGAGGATCTGTCTGTCGCCGTCACTGGCTGCGTTCCAGGCAGTCAACTCGGATGACAGGCAGAGGGCCACAAGGCGCGTCTTAGCGTCGGCGAGGAGGATGTAGGCCATGTGCTCCCCTAGACTGGGAACTTAAACGCCTCAATCGTCCCGTCGGTGGAGTTCGTGTTCACCAGGAGATAGCCGGTCTCATTGACGAACCGGGCGCTCTCAAAGGGACCGATCCAAGTCTCAGAGGTGGCGTTGGCAATGGTGACAGTCAGATCCCCCAAAGAGGATCGGAAGGCAGGGGGATCGTCGCCAGCAAGTACCGTAATCGTCACGCCGCCAGAAGACCCACCTGATTCGACCACCCTCAATAGGGTTCCGGGATAGAGGGCAATGGTGTGGTTGGTGGTGGAATTGAGAGTGACAGGCGTGGCCATTGATGCCGGTTCGCCGTTCTCAACCAGGGTGGTGCAATTGATCACAGTCCTGGCACCGGAAGCCATAGGCAGGGCGAGGAGACCGACCAGAAGAGCGGCCCCCAGGATTGCCATGAATAGTTTCTTCATCATCATCACCTCTAAGAAGTCGTGGCCGTCAGGACCGCCAAAGCCGTAGGTCTTACGACCTTAGCGCCGTAGACATGCAGACCCTTGACCGCATCCGCAAAGCGCTTCTCCATCCGGTACGGCTCGACCTTGACGATCTGCTCAGCGAAGGACCAGGCCATAGGATGACCGGCGATCACCTTGTACTTGGAGCCAGCCACTACGGGGCAGTTGGGCGATTCGTAGACGTCGAATCCCAGGACCCGCCCTATCTGGCCAGATCTGAGAGTGTCGGCGCTTCCGGCGACGTTGGCTTTCGTGAACCTCTCATCCTTCAGCATCACTGCTAGGATCTCAGGACCGGCTATCACGAATCGACCGCCTGTCGGGATCTTGGCTTTGTTGAGCTTGACTCTGAGGTCTACCAGCTCGTCGAAGATGTTGTACTCTCCTTCCCCAGGAGTGCCAGCGACCACAGTATGTGGCGTGGTGTTGTTGCCGATAGCGTTGGAAGCGCTGGCGTCAGTATAGAGATCGGCAATGAACAAGTCGGCAGCATCCCGGAGGTAATACGAGGCGTCAGTCATTGCGGCGGCCATGACCTTCGGCTTCTGCTGGGCCTGGTCGAGGTCGTCCACCTGGAAGTTGAAGTACTTCGCCTGGTCGATCTTAAGCTCTGCCTGGGCGTCAGTGAGGGCTTCGGGGTCGTCGATGTCGGTATCTCTGGTGTACGTCCCGACCGAGATGGGGCCGATTGCGTTGATCTTCACCGTGTCGCCGAATGCCCGGATCTCGCCCTGATAGTCCCTATTGATGATAGCCCCCTGGCCGAAGATGTGGACCTTCTGGAGGTTCACCAAAAGCTGCTGACTCCAGACTTCAGGAATGAAGTTTGCAAGAGACATTACTTGATTTCTCCTTTCGCCATCGCTTCATGGATGGCGCTTTCGTTCTTCGAAAATTCCTCGGGTGTCATGTCTTTGATCTGCTGACGAGTGAAACTGGTCTTCGGAGGGTTGCCACTGCCCCTGCCCCCGTCTCCGACGTTGGGAGGAGGATAAGAGGTCTTCATAAGGGGCATATGAGTCTCCATGAACTTTACCGGGTCGTCGCCGGGTCGGAAGTTGACAGCCACGTATTCAGCCGCGCCTTTGCCGAGCTGAGCCTCGGAGACCTTGGAATTGATCTCTTTGATCCCAGCGTCGTACTTCTCGCGCTTTTCGGCTGCGGCCTTCATGTCGGCGAGCTCTTTGGCGACGGCTTCGGCTTTGGCGTTGGCCTTTTCCACCTCCGTTTTTCCGGCGGATTCGAGCCCTTCCACCTTAGTTTTCAGCGTGTCCCTTTCGGTGGTCAGTTTGGAGTTCGCAGTCTCAAGCTCTTTGTTTTTGGCTTGCAACGCCTCAAAATCGGCTTTGGGGACGTGGTTTTTGAGCCGTTCCCCTACGATCTTATTGACGTCTTCCTGAGTGAATTTCTTCTCGTCGTTCTCAGACATGGGAAAGCACCCGCTAAGTCTCGCCGATATCGGACGGCGGCGACGTCTCCAGCGCCAGGCAGCGCCAGTTTAGCGCCCTGGGAGGCGAGAATAGATTGCCTGAGCCGAAGATCCAATAGCGGGTTATTTAGAGGCGATTGTATATAAACTTATCCTTATGGTACTGTAAGGATA